GGTTGATCTAGGAAATATACTTCGGTGTTAGTTTTACTAAAAGTTCTTGTAGTTGAATTTTCATAATATAAAACTCTATATTCACTTGAAGTAGTAGAAGTAGTTGGGTTATAAAATGAACCTGTAATTAATAGTGAAGCTTGACCTTGAATTGCTGGGTGCATAGATTGCATTGATTCAGAGTATGAAGAACTGTATGATGAAGTAAACATACTCTCCATTTCATTCCCTAAAGGTGCTCTAAAATTAACTATATCAAATGATCTTTCTGATCCTGTCACTGCATTGCCTTCAATAGATTCAGGGTTCATTACAAAATCATTAAAAGTAGCTTCTGGTATATCGTTTGAATAATATCTAAATTCTTGTAAAGAACCCGAAAATATTTTACCTGAAAGTCCTGTTGTTTCTCCTCCTACTACAGAACCTGAAATAAATCCACCTAAATAAATTCCATCAGCAGCTGTAATACCAAATTTATTCCAAGCTTCATTTATAGATTCAGATATAGGTAATCCTGGTGATGATTTATCTGAGGATATACTTGCTGAACCTTCAAATCCTATTTGAGCTCCATCAAAACCATTAGAAATAGTATTTTTAGCATATAAGGTATAAGTAGTAGCATTTGTATTATCACTTGTAGGTACGTGTTGATTTCGTTGTAACATTACTGTCCACCAACCCTTGTCGAAGAATGGGAGATATATATCATTTGACGTTGCAACACCACCATCTGCCGCAGAACCCGACATATAAAAACGCATTTTACCCCAATTTTCATATTCACTTGATGCTGAACCCGAATATGATCCTGTTACTGGAGGTTCATAGAATAATGAAATTCCAAAATCAAATTCTGTTGAAGTATCATCACCATCTGATTTTTTAACAGCCAAAGATTGAGTAAAAAATTCTCCGACATATGTTGAAGATGGATAACCTGTAGTTTTAAATCTAAATTGGAAATTATCAGGTACTATATTTTCACTTTCAGCAATTCTATTTCTTTCTAATGGCATCCAAGGAAATACAACTGATGAACTTGCTAAATTTTGAGTAGAAACAGGAGTATAAGCATAGCTATATCTGTTATACCATAAATCATAATCATCAGAATTATCTCTATCTTTACCTCCAAATTCATTAATTCGGAGAATTGTATTTGGAATACCCCAAATATTAATAAGTTGTCTTAAACCTGCAATTGTACCTTTTTTCTTAACAAGATAGTTCATGTTATGATAAAGGCGTTTATAAATTTCTTTACTAACTTTATCTATAGCATATGGAAAACCTTCATCTTCTAATTGTGCTACATAATTTTCCCATGAATAATCTGGGTTCCAATAGTTAACAACTTGACCATTATTAACTGCAATATAATTTGTAATTAACTCACTTCCAGTTGGTGGGACATATGAACCATTATCTTCACCTACTAATCCAATAAAATTATCTTGGTTGTTAAAATTATTCCCAAATCCTGTATAACCCAAAGATGTAATAACATCATCAGCTAAATCTAAAGGAACACCATCATCTAATTGAGATGTTGTATTTAATTTTTCAGTTACAGCTCTAGTATATAACCATATTTCATCAAAATGTTGACCAACCATGTTGGAAAATTCAAGATATTGGTTGTTATCATTATTATCTCTAATAAATTCTGGTATTGTGTAGTATAACCAGTTTTGGTTATTATTATCATATAATGAAGCCGATAGTAAAATACCTCCATAATTCTCTCCATTTTCTTGATCATTACCTAACCAAACAGAAACTGTTGGGTTTGAGGTTGGTAATAATTCATATGGATAAGCAGATCCTGTTTTTGGATATGAAGATGAACCTGTTCCATAATATAAAAAATATTCATACCCATCAAAATTTTTAACTAAACTTTCAATTTTTTGATATGATGTAGCTATACTTGAAGAAACTGTAAATGATTCAGAAGTAGGACCTAAAATTAAATTAAGTGAGTCTATATCAGCTTGATATGATTGAATTTGAGTTACTTTTTCTACAAAATTTTCAATTCTTTTTTTAGCAGATGAAAAATTAACAAATTCATTAAATGTATCATATGAATAGTTAGGTGTTAATGTTATACCTTTTCTATTAAGTATATTTTGTAATTCATTTGAAGAACCGGAGGAATTTGTTTTTAATAAATCGTTTTGAGATTGTAAATTTGTTGAATTATTTGTAAAGTCATTTATTTTTAAGTTATAATTAGGACCTTTAATATATGTAAAATTTTCAGGAATTTCTAATTCTGGAAATGTGACACTATATGCTAATGATTCTGCAGGTTTAATTACAACACATACTTCATCTTTTTCAACAAATTCTAAAGGTAATGCATCGTATAATTTTATTAGAACTGAAGGTTCTTCGGTTGATATATCAAGTTGACAATTTACACAAACTTGATATTCATTATCCCCAAAATTTAAATAAAATTCATCAAAGTAAATATTGGCATCTAATTCAGATTTAAATGCAAAATAAGAATCTTTTATTTGATTACTATCAATAAAATTAGATTTTAGTCTTAATTCTGTTCTATCAGATGATATTTCTGATATATAATATTTAATTTCATTATTAGATGCTAATTTATATTGAATAAAATTATAAACTACATTTATATTACCTTGATCAAATCCTAAATTAAAAAGATCATTTTCAGGATTAACTGATAATTCACTAGTATTACCATTAGGTTCCCCATCAGTAGGAGAATCAATAAGAGTATAATCTAAAAAATTATCACTACCACCTATTAAATTATTATTAATATCATAAGCCCAAATTTCTACTATATCTTGGAAGGGGGTGAAGGTTGCTTTAATATTAGCATTAGGAATAATGGATTGATCTGATAATTCATATCCTTCTCCAGATGCAAAATTTGGATTAATTAGATCTATTGATGCTGTTGGTATTGATGCCATTTATTTATAAATATTTTTAAACCTGTCTAATTTGAGTTGCTAAAATTGTTGCGTTTGCACTTGCTAATTCTACTTCAAGTAAAGATTGAGAGGTTCTAAGTTCTACATTTTCAAGTCTTATTTCTCCTATTTCATCTAATAAAGCTTGTATTTCTTCTTGTATTAATTCAAAATTTGCGTATTCCCCACTTGTTTGTGCTAAATAAGTATGAGAATTTGTATCTCCTTCTTTTGGAATATCATAAAAAAATTGATCATATAATGTAAAAAAATCTCCTATAGTAGCCAAGTTAATATCAAAAAAACCTTCATCTACTGGATTTTGATCTCCTAATTGGGAAAAACTGGTATCAATAGTTTCTTTAAATTTATTTTTATCAAAAACTTGTTTTGTTAAATTTGAAATTGATGGAGTATTTTCAACTGCAATTTCTGATGGGTCTTTTGGTCTCGCACTACTTGTTATAGGTTGAGTTGGAACTGGAGGGGTTGGAGCAGGTGGGATTGGTTTAGGACCATTAATAATAGGTGTCCCACCTCCTGAACCTGAACCTACACCTGAACTATTAGAAAATACTGAAATATTTTTTGGAAGGGGTTTAGCACCTGAACCTGCACCAATGCCTGAAGAAGGTTGACCTCCATAAGCTCTGGGTTTTGAAGATAATTCTTCATTTTTGATTTTTAAGGCTAATGCTTTGGCTTTTTGTTCATCATTATATTGTGCTGATTTACCAGCACCAGCACCACTTCCTCCATTTGAATTTCCGTACGCCATAATTAACCGTTAACTACTTTAAACATTATATCTTCATCAAATACTTTTGTAGTACCATCTAATACAGTTTTAATTAAAATTGTATAATATCTTTCAGGTTCTAAACCATTCATGTAAACATCAAAATAACTTGATGAATAATCTGCACTAATTTTTGTATAATCAGAATCAAAATCGACTACAAATTCATTTGTTGTTGTATCTTTAATTGCATATAGAGATACATCTTCAGGTAAAAAGAAATTTGTAGTCCATTCAGATGCTGTACTAAATGTTTGTAAAGGATATTTTGGGATAGCAGCTAATCTCATTCTAGCTACACTTTCAGAATAATATACGCCTTCATTATTATAAACTGACATGAAAGTTTCAGCAGATCCCAATATTGTATTAGTGGATGAGCCAGTATTAAAAGTATAATCATCCCATTTAAATTCTAATGATGGTGGATATATTGTATTTGTATCAATTGAAAAATACTTAAATGTAGTTACAACATTTGGGTTTTGAACAAATTCAACAGCATCAGGTTGTTTAACTAAAAAACCGTCATTTGGAATTGAACCGCTATACCAAGATAGAATTGATGGCGTAACATCTACATTTATATCCGTTGTACTTCCATAACTAAATGATTGTGAGTAAACTGGGTTAGCATATGAATCACTGCCGGTAGATACCCAAGCATTTGAACCTGAATAACTTCTCCATACCCAACTACATCCATTTTCAACTGCAGGACTATAACCTAATTTTCCAGTTCCCATATTCCAACTTCCAGATACTGTTTTAACTTCTAATTTAGAATCTGTATTTAAAGAAGTTACAAGTGCTGAATAGTTTCTTAAATAAGTAGCAAAAGAAGAGTCTCCTACTTTATTGTTAAGTACATTTTGAATTTCAGTTGTTGAAAATTCTATTAAATATCTACTAACATATGGAGTTCCAGTTTTTAAATAAGTAGAAGCTTCTAATATCTGGTCTAAGCCAGTATTAGTACTAGGAAATTCACTATAAAGTGATGCATCTTTTGTTGGAAAAAGTTTGTATACTGCCATTTTGTTTTTTTATTATAGTGGGACTACCCTACCTTTAATGTCTATATTAGGATATTTAAGTTCAAATACCATAGGATCAATTGATGGGTAAACTACATCATTGATTGTAGCTCCTACTACATCATAAGCATATTCACTATATCCATTATCAGCACCTGCTAAATTACCAATTTTTAAATTTTTAACTGTTTGAACCCCTTCAACTTTATCTAAAAGAATATTTAATTCTGGAATAATAATTGGTTGATTTATTTGCCAATTTTTGATATCAAAATAATTAGCTAAAGCTTCAATACATTTAGTTAAGGTTTCATTATTATTATAGTTAGGCCTTACTACTATATCAAAATTAATACCAATATTAATTATAAAAGCATCCTTAATATTAATGGCATCATTTATCATTCTATATTCAGAAAGATATGTTTTTAAATTTCTTTTTAAGGTTGGTGATGCTGTTTTTAAATTAGATTGAAGGTTATAAGATAAAACATATAAATCTAAAATTGAAGGTAGAGTGCCTGTTTCATATTCATTTACTTTAACAGGTTCGGCATAAGCCATTGCTATAACTCCTAAATTAGAAGGCATAGATAAAGCTCTAATTAAATAATCTTCTTTTGTTACTGTTCTAAGTTGTGTTTGATAATTACCTAAAGCATTTTGTCTTAATTCTTCTGTTGTATCTCCATTTCTCCCCCCATCAGCTGCTAAAGGATTATTACTTGCTAATGATCTAAATATATTATCAGCTAGTGCAGGATTTAAACCTGGTGTTGTAAATGAAACATTAGTATCATCAACTACAGTTAAAGTATTAGCTTCAACATTAGAACCAACACCTCCCCCAGTTAAATATCTAACTGTTAAAGTAGTATTTGAAGGGGCAATACCATAAGTATTTGTAAATACAAAATTTAAAGGTGAAAATGCTGTTGTTAATTGATCTCTTTCAAAAGGTAAACCTAAACCTACATTATCTGGGTTTGGGATTATTTCTTCATCATTATCTCCAAAACTACCAGCACCAAATTGTAGTTGTAGTGAACCAGTACTTACAAATCTAGCTGTAAATCTTTTTTGAACTGATTTTAATTGCAGTAAATAAGGAACATCATTCCCTGCCCCATCATCTTCTACATTTGGGTCATTAGTATTAGTATTTCTAATAGTATCAAATACATTTTCTTGTGCTAAGTTAGGTACTTCATACCATTCATTCCCATCAGAATCTACACAATCTAAAATTCCTATAATATTTGAATCAGCAATATTACGAGTATCAAATCTAACTGGGGAAGAAAAGTTAAAAGTTGTTGTGTTAATTGTTGCTGAAATTGCTTTTCTGGTTTTCTTAATTAGATAAGTAGTTGGGGTCGTACCTGAAATTTGGTATACGGTAACTGTGGAAGGATCTAGTGAACTTGAGGATGCAAAATCAATTACATCTTCAATAATAAATTCTTGATCATTTCCTTCTGGTTGAACTGTAGTATTTTCTGGTATTAAAAGAGCATAATCAAAATCAGGGACTGTAACACTACCACTTAACTTTGCGGGGAGTTGTTGGTAAAAATCAATATCAACACTTGCAGCTGTAGTTACTTTTGGCTCATAACCTAGCATGTAAGCCATATTAAACAGATTCTCAGTTTCACGAGCATACTGAATAAATGTTTCTTGTACTTGATTATCTAAATAGAATGATAAAACATCCCCTACATAAGAAGCCATTTCAATAAATAGCATTCCTGTAGAATCAGGAGTAAAATCGTTATATGTGTCTGGAAAATATGTTTGAGAGTAATTAATTAATGCATTTCTAAAATCATTAAAATTTCTATCAATATATCTTATATCTCTTTTTAATTCAGCCATTATGTAAGTTGTATATTTATTTCATCTGTACCTGATAGTAAAGCTATCTGGTATATTAAAGTAAAAAATAAAGTATTATTATCAGGTTCAGGGGTAAATAATATTTGTTCGACTTCTACATTTGGAAATCTATCGTTTATAGCTTGTATAATTACATCTTCTAAACTTGAAAAATTATCAGTACTTAAACCTTCATAAATTTGGGCTCTTAAATTAGCCCCATAACTAGGATTAAATATCCTTTCATTAGTATTAGTTAATAAATAATTAATTAAATTTGCTTTTGTTTGTTCTCTAGTAGTATAAGTAGGTACAAATACAGCATTACCATTTAAAGGAAAGCCAAAACCAACCGCTTTTCTAGGGTTGGAATC